CTTTGTAACTACCTCCTCCTGTAAGTACTGTGCTTTCAAATACACCGCTACTATTTAATTTTATAATACTAGTATCTAAGGGTACTACAGAATTATAAGTAGATCCAGGTGTAACATAATTACGAGATAAAAAGAATATTTTATTTCCAGTAAATAATATTTTTTCTATATAATTAGGTGGAAATCCTGTTCCAAAATTTGAAATCATTGTAGTATTAGGAGTACCGTTTAGATTTAAAGCGTATAATTCTCCTATAACAGGCACAGAATTAAAAGTTGGAAAATCTCCTCCTAATATTAAAGAATTATCAGTAAGAGCCATTGTCCTAACTTGATAATAAGTAGTTACTGCTGTTCCTATATTTGCAGCAAAAGCAGTGTCTATAGTACCTGTTGCAATATTAATTTTACACAATCTATTAGAAGTTACTCCATCTACTTGAGTAAAGTTTCCTAATACATACATAAAACTAGATTGCCCAAAATTATTAGTAGTCTTATCAGGCAGACCGTTTAAACTATGAGTTCTTATTAAATTTAATGTAGACGGATTAAATACTTTTATACTGTTGCCGTAATTACAGGTTAAGTATTCTGTAGTACCGTCTGTATAATAACACTCAAATCCAGGATCTATGTCTATATAATCATAAAAAATTATCTCTCTAGCTGCGTTTAATTTAATAATATTATAATTTCCTAATGAGTTATAAAAATATCCTGTACACAAAAAAGTACCATCTAATAGTTTTATTTCTGTAAGCGTAGCAAAATTTGTCCAGTCGTTAGTATCTATTATACTAACTACTCCTGAATCATCAACTCTAGCATAATTTGTAACATTATAATTTTGATTATAATATACTATATTAGCTGGAGGCGTTAGACCTTGTAAAGATGGTGCTACTAAACCTGTAATTGTAACATATTTACTTCCTAAAGTAATAGGATGCTCATCTACAGAATAATCTCCAGGACCTAAAACTATTACATCGTCATATTGTGCAGCTTCATAAGCCTCTATTAATTTTCGGCCATTTTCAGAAGGAGTACCATCAGCGTATAAATATTTATATCTAGGGCCTTCTAATAAAGTGCCTCCTCCTGCACTAGGTAGTGTGATTTGAGTACTCATGTCTTAATTAATAAATGTTATTAATATTTCACTAGCCGTACAGTCTACAGTAAACATATTTTCTGGAAAATAGTTATTTATGTCCCCAGCATCAAAACTAACAGTTTCTCCTGGTTTTAAGATAGCACCATTAACTGTAACATTACCTGTTCCTACATTTGCAATTGCCGCACTGTTTACTTTAACAGGAAACGTTTGTACTACGCCGCCAAATCTGTAAATGCTAGCAGTGCGAGCAGTACCTTGAGAAGCAGAGTTTACTTTAACGAGTAATTCTTCTTGGCCAGTTACGGCTGCTCTTGTATTATTCTTGCCAACAATGGCGACTTCTCTTTGTGACATCTTAATAAATGTTTGATTAGAATATTTCTCTCCACTGAACTGCTACCCCAACATCAGTAGCATTGCTGCCGATATTAGTTGCAACAATTACGTAGATTTCAGAATCAGTGCTTGTATAGTTTTGCGCAATGAAATTCTTTTTAGCTGTAGTAGGGTTAGCTACTTGAGTTAAAGAATCTTTAGCAGAAGTTGAGGCAGCAACGTACCCTGCATTTAAAATTTCTCCTCCTGTGTATGCAGTAGCGCCTATATTGTATTCTACTGCAGAGTTTGCATTAGCCGCTACCCAACCTGTTCCAGTTGTTAACGCTGCAGCATTAGGAAGTTTAATAATTGAAAACGTTAATGGCTGTGTAGTAGATATTACAGAGTATGTATTCAATCTAGCAAGTACTTTGTTAAGTACTCCACCAAAAGAATTCTTTAATCTGAATGCAAATACAGGAAGTGTTGCAGCTGAGGCAATACTACGTAGAGTTGTATTCTGTGCTGCCCAATCTTGTCCTGATTCTACATAACCACCTTCTGATACAACAGAAGAACAAATAACATCGATAAATCCTCCTGCGCCTGTAGCAGTACTTACTATTTCTGCTCTTACTGGAAGATTAGGAGTAGACATGTATACGTTTGCAAGAACGTTGCTGTGATTAAACTCATGAGCAGGTACAAACTTACCGTTGTGTACAAATCCTACTCGAACTCTTCCTACTCCTAACCATTGAAAGTCAATAAAGAATATTTGAGTTTTTGTAGTATCAATAGCAAAACCTGAAGGACCTGTACCATCGCATTTGTCTAAGTTCCAATTATCTTGGGTAACTGTAGCAGCATTACTAGGCGTGCCACTAGTAGAGGTTCTAACGCAGAAGCTAAGTATTCCTGAAGTATTTTCTTGTTGAAAATAAATACCATCATTATCATCAAAATAACCGATTCTTTTACGAACACGGTTTGCTGGTGCATAAAAGTTAAACGTAGTAAATACTAATTGACTTTTACCAGGAAGATAATGGTGATAGATTTTTGATTGTAGAATTGCAGTGGCATTTGCTGTACTAGGCACAGTTAACCTTGCAGCTGCTAAAGGTTGTTGGTACGTAATAGTACCACCTAATGAAGTAACTTGTAGTAAGTTAGGATCAATAGCATACAGGTTTTTATAGTCTCCAATTGTAAATGGAGTAGAAGTACGTAGACGCCCAAAAGCATCTGCCCCCATTTCTGAAGGAGTCGTAATTACAGGACTGTTTGGATTAGTAGAGTTAATTTTAACTAATAATTCCTCCTGCCCTGTAACTGCAGCCTTGGTATTATTTCTACCTACTATTGCAACTTCTCTTTGACTCATTAGTTCTTGATATTAATAAATAGCTGAGCACTACTTAAAATTCCATCTGCTTGAACTCCAGCAGTAGTAAAGGTTGTTAGTCGAATTACATTAGTGTTTAAGTACTGAGCATTTAGAAATCCTGTGCCTGCAGAACCATTAACAATACCGATGTAAGTTTTATTTACTAGCAAAGGTCCTCCTGTAAAATTTACACTGTAGGATCCTACACCATCACGGGTAATTGTTGGTACACCAAAATCGGTAATGTTATTAACTGCAGATGGGTTACTTGTTCCCGATTGTGTTAATACAGTCACAAAACTTTTGTCTTGTGTGCCTTCTAAAGGAATTATAATACCTAATTCATTTTTGTAACACATCTTATTAAGATTTCTATCAAAATAGATTTCATTAATATCTGCGGTCTTTGCGTCTTTAACTTGATAGTTAGCCATGGCTAGGAATTTAATAAGTCGTTAATAATATCGTATGGAAGAGTGTTATACACTGGTTCTGCATTGTTTATATCACGAAGATCGTAGCAATTTAAGATACCTAATACTCTTCTTTTATTTTTTAATTCTTCTAAAGCATCGCAACATGCAAAGCCAAATTCTAAAGATTTTAAATATGATAAAACGTCTTTAGAAAACTCACATTGTTTTTGCCACACTAAAGCATTGTAGCAATCTATTTGTTCTTGCGTAGGCGCATTTGGATCTATACACTCTACTATTTCTGGATTATTTCCTAAATAGTAAGGACCTAAATCTGGATCAAAACTCCATTCACTTGTTGGGCAGTCTACTGATGTACTGCTGCCTATCATTGTATCATCACCTGGAAGTTGTGCCCAAAGGGTCCAAAGTTCTCCATCCCAAATAATGTAGAATGCTTGGCCTCCAAGAACAAAGTTATATTGATTAAAGCCTTCTACTAAGACGCCAAAAACCTCTACAGTTTCTTCGATACCTGTAGTGGACGGTGTGCCAGTAATTTGAAGGCAATCGCACATTATGACAAGCGGTTAATAGTTAATACTCCAAAATTTAAGAATGCTGTAGTAGGTGCCGTACTTGTAGAACGGACATCAATGATATCACCGACAGCTAAGGTTACATTAGAAATTTTAACCATTGCTGGAATAATGAATGAGTTAGATCCACTAACATTAGCAGTTTTAATACGCTTCTGCACATTAACGTTAATTTCTACTGCGTTTTTATATACTTGAAGAGTTATCTGATTAGTACCTGCACCAGAGTATGTAAATTCTGCATCTGCTACAAACTCTAGTTCATATTTACCTGCGCCCCCCGCAGGAACTGTATACGTCATGTTGGTAAGCACTGAATATGCAGGAGATGTTCCCGAAGTGCCTATTCCTAAACGCTCAGTTTGATATTTAACTTGAGACTCTAAACAACAAGACGGAAGAGTTACTTCGTCTCCATTTGTGTAGACATAAGTAACAGTGCCAAAAGAATTTGATTCAATGTTGGCAATACCGACACCATCTAATCCTCCTAATAATGTAATTTCTTTACAGTTTTTACAGCCGCACATAATTTAAAAATTAACAGCCTCCTCCACAGCCACAGCCGCAGTCAGAAACCAATGAACAATATTTTGTTGCAGCTGATAGTAAGCTATTAGCTGTTGTAAAATCTTGACACGCAAAAGCAGACTGGATACCGTAAATAAATACTTCCATCTGATCTACCTGTGTTTTAAGTTTTTCAACTTCAAGGTGATCACATGCTTTTACTAAACGTGCAATAAGTGAGTCTTTACAATTACACAAATTACAAAGAAATAACTCGTTATAAGTTTTATTCTTGTAGATAAGTGCATCACGCATAACTGTATAAACTAGCTGATAGATACCATCTGCTAGAGTCCAGGGTTGCTCTATAAGAGCGTCAAATACGTTAGGGGTAGGTGAGCCAGGTGCATTAGCGTAAACATCTGTTGTGGCGTCTTTTAAATAGTATGTAGCTAACGGGGAGCTACTAGTGTTTGGAGGATTAGTACCAATGTATACCTCTACAAATGCAGAAGTAATCATGTCGGTATCTATATTAGGCGTACCCCAACCTCCAGGATTATGTATAGCATTATATGGCTGCGTTTCTTCTGTGAAGGTAACAAGATTACATTTACCTGAAAGAGAAGCTGATATTTTAGGAATAAGTGCCATATAATCTGTTTATTCAAAATTAACTAAAAAATAGTAGCCCGCCACAAAGACAGCAATTTTTTTGTGACGGGACTACTGTGGGCGGAGAATTACATGTTAAGAATAGTCTTAATCGCTGCAGCACCTGCTCCGAAGATAGTATCAACTAACTCCTCAACAGTTGTTGCAGTAATTACACCTGTTGCAACGTTTGTCAAGTTACAGTGTAGAATTACACTACCTTGAGGTTTGTTAACAGATGCAAGACCTAAGATTTCTTCTGTCCAGTTGAAAGCCAACGTAGAGTAACGAGAAGACTGAGCAGTATTACCAGCTACACCAGGGATTTTAACAACTTGGTCACGTGGAATAGATGGAGTTGCTTGTTGGTCGTTTTGACCTTCGAAACCGTAGTTCAAATACTCGTCCATTGCAACTTGCTGCCATACACCGTTTCCGTTTTGAGCACCTGTTACAGTAATCAAAGTAGAAGAATCAGAGAAGGTAGCAGTGAAACGGTTAGCGTAATAGTCACGGAAACTGTTTACGTTAAACGGAGCTTCAACACCAGTAAGACGTACACCAAATGCAGCAGTTGCAGCGTTAGCAGCAGTAATAACGTGTACGTTAGCTACAGCAAGAGTTGCAGTATCACCTACAAAGAAAGTAGACAAAGTAATTGCAGTTGCAGTTACAGCAGTTACACGGTATACAGCATTAGTTACACCAGCACCGCCTACACGAAGGAAGTCACCTACAGAAACGTTACCAGTTGCAGCACCTGTAATAGCTACTACTTTAGACTTGTAAGTAAAAGTAAGTGAGGTAGAACCAGTAACAGCAGTAGAAGATGCGTTAGTAATAGCTTCTAATTTCAAGTAACCATTTGCAGGCTCTTGGTTTGTGAAGTTACGGTAACCGTTAGCTACAAGAGCAACAGCTAATTCTGCTTGAGTACCAGAAGCATCAGTTTTAACTGGGCCTGCAAATTCGCTCATAGGTTGTGAACGGTTAGCAGCGTCGTTATCGCGCTTACGAACTTTGATCCAGAAATCAGTGTTGTTAGCTACAGGAAGAGCACCAGTAGTACCATTGTAACCAACGATGCTTACTTGTTGTACTGCAGCTTTAAATTTGCTTGCAGACGTAGTAATCATACCTTTAGTCATAGCTGGAGATTTCATCAAAGGCTGAGTAGCACCCTTACCTTGTACGATGAAAAATCTGTCAGTTGCAGCTAACGCTGTGTAAGCTGCCGCATTAAGACGACGCATACCCATGTCGCATACTACTACTGCACCAGCAGCTAAGTTAGCGTTGGTAATCACAACCCCTGCAGCTGGAAGACCTGAGGTTAAAGCACTAGCGTCTGAAAGAAGAACGCTAAATACGTTGTTTGCTTTTCTAAACATTTTGTTTAAATTTTAAATTAATAATTGTTTTTTTATTCTAAATCTTTAAACGGCTCTACCGTTTGTACTTTTTGTTCTTTAACACGTTGCATCATAAGATCTGTAGCAATGTCAATAATAACTCTGTGGGTCGATTCGTCAAGCTCACAGTTTTGTTGATTTGCTGGTGTATCTCGGTCAACATTAATGTTAGATGGATTCTTTAAATATCGCATGTGGTATGTGACAATATTAAAGGTGCCATCTGTTAGTATCTCATGACGTTTAGCTGTAGCAGGTTGAGCAGGATTAATACCTGATGTTTGTCTGCTATATTCTATACGCCATACTCTACTATCACCATAAGATTTGTAAAACGGTTTCTTGTACTTACTCCAATTAAAGCGTTGAACCTCGTTGTGAGCAACTGCGATTACATACGCGTAGATAGGGTAAGTAGTCGCACATTCTGTTTTATCAATTACACATTCTTCAAAGATTGTGTACATATGGTCAGTCGGTAAATCAAAGAACTTCCCTTGTATTAGTGAGTTACTTAAAACTCCTACTTGTGAAGCTGAAACTGGGAGTGAGGCAGCGTCTTTTACCAACGCTGCCAATCCCTGATTTCTTATTTCAATTTCCTCAAAGCCTTTGCCTTTTCGGTTATTTACTTCATCGTAAAACTTTTTAACGTAGAAATTAGTGGCCTCAGTTAGGACAGAAGATAATTCGAAATCTTCGTATCCAGGAGAACCGTAGCTGTCTGAGCGATCAAGCTTTAGTTCTAATTCGTTGGCCATTTCATTTGCCGTCATTGTTATTTACGTTTAGTTAATTCAATTTTTGCTTTAATGCGAAGCTTTACTTCTTGGTTGTCTGGGTTAAGAAGGTAGTTGATAACATCAGTTAAATCACCTAACTCTGAACCATTATCAAGAGTGTATCGTTTTTCGCCTTTGCGGATAATTGCACCAGCTTCAACAGCCTCTTGTACAAAGATACGCTCATTATATTGTGGATGGTTTACAATCTCTAAGAAATATCTTGGATCGTTTTCAACAATTTTCGCTACCTCAGATTTTAACCAAGTTTCGTTAGCGCTAACTGGGATTGTACGTCCAAGAGATTTGATAAAGCCGATTGTTGCAGTCTTACTGTTAGTAACCTCAGCATACTTAACATAAGCCTGTGCTTTAAGGTCTGCTTCTTCTAATTTCTTAGAAGTTACTTTGCTTTCGTCAACAATCATAAACTCATAGGTTGCTTTGTTAACTCTTTCATCATAAGATGGAGAAACCAACATCTTATTAGAAATAAGAATAAGGTATTTCAACATATCTAAAGGTAAGTTTAGATTTAATGTTGCTCCTTCTTTTGTAAGAATAACTCGGCCTCTACGATCCGTTCTCCAGAAGTTTTTCTCGACTGGAAGAGTAGGATTAAGATCCACACCTAATTCTTTTTCAAAGAACTCTTTTTGAGTCATTCCGTGAGGAAATGATTCCATGTATTTCTGAATCTTCACACGTGTGATATCATCAAGAATTACTTTAACTCCCCCACCTCGCGTCTCACTGTTGAGAGGAACTTGGTAGCTTCGTTTTGTTTTGTTGTACATGAACGGGTCTTTTAATTTTTCCTGTCCTTGTACTAGTAGGTTACTCCATTTGCCCGAAGATTCTACTGGCTTAATTGCTACAATTCGATCTTGTAAGAATGAGCCGTATACAATTTTTTCTTTTGTTGCTGTCTCCATTTTTGCTGTCTTTATTTATTTAATTCTCTTTTAAAAAAGGGGCCCTTGAGGCTTTCAACTCTCAAGGGGTCCCCCTTTCTATAGTAGGTAGTTATTATCTTTCAACAACCAAACGTAGGTCAACTACTTTAGTTGGATCTTCGATCATCATACCACCCCATTTTTGGATGTGTACTTCGTACCCGTCTACACGTGAAGCTACCATTTTTGGTGAGCCTTTACCTGCAGGAGAGAACGGATCACGCATACCAGGGATGTATGCCCAGTTGTAATCTGGAACTCCTTTTGGTTTAACGCGGTAGATACCAGCGTTGTCACCATAGTCAAGAGCTAAGATACGGTGAGACTCAACAATACCTTTTCCATCTGGGTGACGTTGTGGGAAGTATACGTCATCATCGAAGAAATCAACGATTTCAACCATGATAGTAACGCCGTTATACCACTCATAAACGTTCCATTGTGGCTCCATGAGACCTTTAGTGTTTTTGCCACCAAGGTTACCTGGGTTAGTATTGGAAGTCAAGAATTTATCAGAGATAACTGTAAATTTACCGCTACCAGATTTAGCATTGATTTGTTTTGAGATTTCGATAGCACCGAATTCACCTGTTAACAAGTGGATAGTACGTTTGCCACGCTCAATTTTACCAACACCCATATCCAACAACAACTCTAAATGCCAATCAAGGTCGTAAGTGTTGTAGTAGTGTACGTTTGAAGGAGCGATTTGATCGAAGAAACCTGCACCAGATTCGATAGCATATTTAGTCTTATCGTCTTTGTTCAAGTACTTGTGATCAGAGGTCCAGTTTTTCTTACCGTACATCAACATACGAGCAAACATTTCTTCTGCTTGGTGGTGTGCTACCAAATCTTGGTAGTTGATCCAGATAGATTCTTGTTGGCCTTTGTAGTTAAATCCGAACTCAAGTGGTTCGTTTTTACCTTTGTTGATAGTGTTACCTGCTACTTCATACTCCATGCGAAGTGTAGAAGGACGGTTTTCCATTCTCCAAGGAGATGTGAAGTAAGGCTTCGCACCTTGGTAAGAAAGAGTTGAAGGAGAAAGAGAGTAGAACTTAGACCAACGTGTACCAATAGCTAATTCCTCAGAAGGAATAGTTTTGTTAGGGTTGTCAGTTACTAATTCAACTTCAAACTTGTAACGAGATCCAGCGTCCATAGCTTGTTTTACCAACAAGTGGTAATCATCTACCTCACCACGAAGAACGTTGGTAGGTTCGAACAATGGTTCGTCAAAGATTAAGTAGAAACGCTCACCGTTAGATCCTACGTTTGCTGGGAAAGTACCAGCAGAAATAGTCAAACCGTTAATTGTTTCTGCATCAACTAGAGGCAAGTTTTTGTCGTGTTGACCTTGCAACATCCAGTTGTAGAAGCCGTTTTCTTGTTCCACCTCTTTAACAGGGAAACGATCAACGAATTCACGAAGTTTACCTTGGAGATTAGTTTTGTAGATCTCTTTGATCACATTACTAATCAACTGCGGTTTTTGCTGATACAAAGAGTAGAAGTGATTATCAGTCACTAACCCGTTGTAATCTTTAGCCTCATACCGTTGTAATGGAAGTAATTGAGCCATTTTGTTTTGTTTTTAAATTATTAGACGAATTGTATTTATTTTTTACTAAATGCGTTTTCTAACATAGAAAGCAAACCTTCTGTTTTCTGAGAAGTCTCTACAGAAGTATTACGTCCTACGCCACGTTGTTCTTCAGCTGCAATAACTTTATCAAGTTCGTTAATTGCTGCTGTCTTAGCAACGTTTTTCAACTTAGAGATATCAGGTTTAAACTTACCTTCTTTATCTAAGTTAAATAATCCGATAGTGTCGTAGTAGTTGATTAACATTTCAAACTCTACAGGATTACGTTTTTGTTTGTACATCAAGCTATTATACTCAACACCTGATTCAGGATCTTTATGAACAGGGGTCATGATGTTAGCTTTCAGTTTTTCTTTTGCTATTTTGTTGAGGTTTAAGCCATCAATAAAAGCGTCACGAGATTCAATGTTTTGTACAAGACTGTCAAACATTTTAGTCTGTGCTTCTATCTCAGCTTTAGTCTTAGTTTCTTTTTCTAATCTTGCACCCTCTACTACATCGTTTGCTTGCTTGCGTAACTCAGGAATAGCTTTCAAAGATTTCTCTTGTAGCTTATTCATTTGCTCTGCATCATTGATAGCTTCTATAGCATCTTGATCAGAAAAGTTTTTAGACTTGAGCAATTCAAAGTAAATCTGTTTTTGGAGATTTACATCAGATTGCACATCCTCAGCTTTAACACTATCAAAGAACTCTAATCGTTGTGCCATCAATATGGCTTGATCAGTTGCGTCAAAAGCGTCTTCTATTTCTAAGAAACGCTTCTTGGTTGGATCTAATGACTTCTTCCAGTTTTCTTGATTCTGTTTTACTCCAGTCTCAACTGTCTTAGAAACTAAATCCTTAATAGTATCCAAAGTACCTGGTAGCTCATCTAGCTTCTCTACTTCTTCTACTGTTAGAACTCCTGAGTTTACTAACTCTTTCATCAGTGCTTTGTACACTGCTTCGTTCTTAGTTAACCCTTCTGTACTATCTCCTTTAGTAGAGTCGGGTGTTACTTTGTTTTCACCAGCGCCTTCACCTGTTTCTGTGACTACTGGTGCAAATAAAGATGCAGGTTCTTCAGTGCTTTCTGAACCTGCTGAGGTTCCTTCTTCTCCGCTTTCTGTGGCTACTGCCTTGTTTAATTCTTCAGGCGACATGATCTGTAGCCCTTCAAATAATTCGTTACTCTCCATTTTGCTGTCGTTAAGTGGTTACAATATTAAAATTATTTTTATAAATAGGGCCTAGAATCTTTATTAGAGGTTCTATAGCCCTATAGCTTTTTATTTACTTGCAGTACTTTGCTTCTTCTTAATGCTAAGCTCTTTTGCTTTGAGCTCTTCTGCAACAAGGTTAGCGCGAGTCTTCTCTGCTAGTTCTTCCTCTTTAATGCGAATTTGATTAATCTTATAGTTTTCATCAATGTCTGTGCGACGGATGTCAATATAATCGTCGATACCGTTTTTGTCTGTGTCTACGCGATCCTGTTCTAAACCATTAGCTCTAGCATCGCGAACATCAGCACCCATCTCTTTAATCTTAGCGATCTCTAAGTTAGTTGCCATCTTTTCGCGCTCGATACTAACAACATCATTATGTCGTTTAACTTCAAAGTCAAGAAGTGCTTGCTTAGCTTGGTTATCTGCCTGTGCAGCCTGTTGTGCTTGTTGGAGTTTTGCTTGCTCCATTTTGTCATTCTCTTCTTTAATACGCTCAGCAGAGTCTTGAAGACGTCTAGCAATATCTTGTACAGATTCAGATTGCGAAATAGCAATAAGGTCTGAGATAGTAGCCTGACCGTTTTGAATAGCTGCTTGAGAAAGTGCGCGTAGATCTTCGTACAACTTAGTATCGTTGGTAGAGTTAGATACGTGTAGGTCGTAGTCGGTAGAAACAAACTCGTCAAACTGTGATACAAACTCTTGGCCCATATCGTCGAGCAAGAACTGACCCTTTTTAGGATTGGACTTGTAGGCAAACTTACAGCATTCTAAGAACTTAGTAAGTACTCGTTTGCGGAAGTTAGCATCGATAGCAAACCACTTCTCAGTAATATGAGAGATTTGGGTTACTTCTTGATTAACGTTAGATACAGCAGCACGCTCCTGTACTTGCCCTTCGCGCGCGCCTGAGACTCCAGCAAGTTTGCCCAGTGTAGTCTCGATGTCAAGCAGTAGGTTAGTGTACATGCCGATGGCGTTAGGGTCGCCCATCTGAATCTGTTGAGCAGTAAGCTGGTTGAATGCGCCAGCAGATTTACCTTGAGATGGGCCCTTGAGAATCTCGTTAGTAGGATCCAACCATGCAAACTTGTTGATGGTTACATAGCGCATCCACTCTTTTGGATCCCAGCCTGAAGGAATCAGGGAGGAGTTAATGGCAGTAAAGGACCCCTTGTATGTAGCGATCTCTAGTTCGCGCTTGTAGTAGGCGATATCATAAGAGTAAGCAAGAGGCTTCATCACGTCCATAAGAGATTGGACTTTGTAATCATTGGTAGAGTTAACAGACCCTACATACGGAGGGGTGCCTTTAGATTTGTTTACTAATGACTTTGATGCATAAGGTACAGGACGTAGTAACGTGTAGATGTGGTCGGCAATCTTTGTACCTTCCATCCACTCGTTGACCCAGATCCACTTAACTGTCTCGCCTAGTTCTTTTCTAGGTCTGTAGTCTTCTGGAACGTAGTCTTTTTGTTCTTGTCCTTCTTCATCAAAATACGTTAATTCTCCAATTTTACGTCTTGATCTCCAGCATACTTTCAATACACGCACGTTACCGTAGGTATCAAAAGCACCTGCAAAAGTTCTTGTTCCCATCTCATTAGGATGGAAGATATTCATGGCTCCTTGTTCTCCGTAATAATCATATACAGAGATATCACGGTTTAGGCCTATGCCGCCACCTGTCCCAAGTGATGCATCTACTTTACCGTTTTCTAAGAAGTCGATATCAGCAGGGGTTAAAGTATCCCAGTAATCATCGATTACCTGGCCAATAGATTTGTAGCCATATTCTACAATGATGTCAGCATCTTCAATATACATCGAGTTACCGCCCATTGTGTAGAGATTCATAGGATTTACTCGACGCATTACAGGATTACCTCCTAGTACGCCGCAGTACATAATCTCTTCACCGCCAACTAATAAGTCTTCGAAAGTTTTGAGGAAGGTAAAGTCAAAGTCACCTTCTTTATATTCTTTCTTGAGGATCTTATTGGCTACTATTTCTGCAATGTCTTGGTATTCATACTTGCGATAGTGCTCAAATTGTTTTAGTCTTTTCTGAATCTCTTCGTCAGTAAGCGATGTGCTCATGATCATCTCGGTGGTGATTTTCTTGAGCTCATCCATTAGCCCTGTTTCTTTACGGCCAATAGCTTCAGAATCATTAGAAGAGATGTAAGCTTTAAACTCTTTACGTCGTTGAGAGTATTCTCCTAAGAGGAGATTAATTTTAGTGTTCTCGATTCCGATGTGCTGAAAGCTAGCAGGAAGAGATTCTAAATCGAGGTTATCAGGGTTGATGTATTTCTCGAAATCTTTAGTGTTAATAATATTAGCTCTGAGGTTATAATTAGATTTCTTGTTCTTAAAGTTAGAACGTAGGTTAACATCAGAGGTGAGCAAGTGCTCTGCAAAGTCCATGTTTTTCTTATACCAGTAATCGGTCTTCTCCTTATCAGACAGTTTCTGACGAGGGAAACTGATATATCCTTGAATCTTTACAGGTGCGCTCATAATACTTTTTTAACTAAAATACAAATCTATGAATAAAAATTAGATTCAAATGTAGTAGGTATTTTCTTTTTTATTAAGCCCATCTCTTCGAAATAAGGATTATCTAAGAAAGTTTTAACTTCTGCTACACGTTGGGTAACCTCTTTATACATAGTAGAATCTAGCCACATTAACATTATTAACGCAGAAACCCTATCGAAGTTTCCATCAGGGTTCCACATAATTAACTCTGTAATGATAGCTGAAGAGTAAATAGTTTCATAAACCCTGGTCTCTGATACAGTAGATATTCTTTCTTGTAACCAAGACTTAACCATGTTACGCCCTTCTGAGTTAATTGCTCCAGAGGCGTTGATACCTTTAGATGTGTTAGTACCTGCTTTGTAAGTATCTGCAGAACGTAACTGATAAGGAGTTTCTGCTAAGAGATACGTACACTTCATCTGATCAAAGTAATTAAATAAACCGATGAGGTTTTTCTCATACATACCTACAGCATTGTAGTATAACAAGAGCTTACGACAAGTTTCGTAGAAGTCTTTAGCCTCACCTGTACGGCCAGTGTATTCTGCTACTATTTGTCTAGTAAGCCTGTTCATGATTATTATACATGGAAGAGAGTCTGTTGTAGACTTGTCTTTGTCGACAACGTCGATTCCTGCTATGTAGGTACCGCGTGGAATCAAACCGTCTGGATCCCGCTGAGGTTTTACCCAGATTTCTATACAACCACGCTTATCATCATTTTTACTAAGCGGGTATTTCCTGATAGGCCTAGCATCTTGCTCCGTGTAAAACTCTGGTTCGTTTTTGTCGTTGAAGCTGATGTGGCCCTTAAAGCTAGCCTCTTGGTATTTCTTGTATTTACCTCCTTCAATCTCTGCGAGCTGCTCCTTGAGCAGTAGGGTAGGAAAGAAAGCGCCTTCGAGTACTAAGAATGCCTCGGATGGTACCTCAGGTCCATTGATGATCTCTGTCTGG